GGCGGGCAAGAAAGCGATCTAGGTCTCCAGCTGGCTGTGTGTTCTTATACCAGATGGCAGGGATCGGATCGTAGTTTAGATTGCCAAAGGATGCATCGAGTGCTAGCCTGATTGTCTGATACTCGCGGGATGGAAACCAGCAAAGTAAATAACTATCATGCTGCATCTTGTCATGGCATGCTTGCAATACAGCCAGCATAAAGTCATAGTATGAACGGTCTCCATACATCTCTAGCTTGGTATTAAAATAGTTGTAATCATAGGCTGCATTGTACGGCGGATCGACCTCAACGTAATCGAACAGCTCGTGCTTCGGTAAGCCCTTGATGCCTTCGATTGTATCCCCAATCTTATATGCTATGGCATTCAAGGCAAGAAATTCTAGCTGTGGGTCATCTGGGTGGTCTCCAAGTTGTGGACTGTCTTGGGGTGGGTGGGGCTGGCTAGCTGAAGCACCTTGCTTCGCTCGGTGGGCCGTGGCTTTCTGCTGGAGACGTTCAGATAATTCCTTCTCTGCCATGGTAGCGCAGAGCATACGGTAGGTCTTCACTGCTTCTTTGAAAGAACTAATCTCTTGTAGCTCGGGCACCTCATCGACAACATCGGCTATCATTAGCTGATCACTTATGTGTCCCGGAGACATCTTGAGTAAGTCAGCCGTTTGTGTTTGATTCCATGTAGGCTTGGATGCTTTCATCAAACTATTGATGCGCTTGACTAGGGCTGCTTGCTCCACCCATGTCATGTCTTTGCGCTGGATGTTCTCAATTAGTTCTATTATCCGATGCTCATACTCGCTTTCGATGCTGTATATGGTTGCCGGTATCTTAGGCCATTTAAGCATGATGCACGCAGATAGACGGCGGAATCCTGCAAGCAGGTTATAGTCAGAGTCTATCGTTATGGGGTTGATCAAGCCTTCGTTCTCGATGCTCTGGGCTAACGATTCGATGTCGCCCGGCTCGGTGCGAAATCTTTTGCCTACTTCGATCTTGCTGATTTTTATGCTTTGCGTCTTTAGGCGTTTCATATTTGGCTATTAGAATGGAAGGTCATCGGATTCAGCCTCGTAGTCCGGGTCGGACGGCTCAGGCTCATCGGTTATGTAGTAGTTATTCTCTTTGCATTTTTTGCTAAGTAGCCAGCAGGAGCGGCGGACGCTTTTCTCTGACTGGCCCCATGACTGTGCTTTCTCGCCGCATGGACAGGTAACTATTACGCATAACTGTAGATTTCCATTTACCTCATTCTTTGCATCTGTCCGCTCAACTGTGCAGGTCACTACTTTCATTTTATGTTTTGTTCGGCTAGGAGTTTCTGCAATATATCAGGGTCGATAGCTTGCAGGATGGCTTTGAGCTTTTCCTCCTTCTTGCGAGTCTCTGTGATGGATGCGGGCTTCTTCGCTTTCGGCGTGTTTGCGTATTCCTCTCGGTAGCGTTTCTGTGCTTTCCGGTTCTCTACGATGAACTCTCGAAGCTCGTCATCGGACATATCGGTGATAGAGGTCTTTATTTCTTTGAGTTGCATTCTTCGGTTTCTGTGGTTATGGTGTAGCGACCGTGGACAAGGTCGAATAGATGTGCTTTCCAGTCATCATCATGATCTAACATACGCATGACTTTGATCAGGAATGTGCGTGCTATCTGGGATTTGATACCGTGGGGCAGGTCATCGAGGAACTGATGGAGTTCTTTGCGTATAGGTACGCTTAGTTTGTGTGTATATTGAGTATATCTCATGGTTGGGTCGATTGTTTAGCTATGTGCCGGAGAGCGTACTCTATGTTGTACGAGCCTTGCTTTACGCCACCGCCGACACATTGGTAATATGCATCGGCTGGATCCCTATAAAGCAGGATAGGGATAGGATATATCGCAAAAAACCTGGCGCTTGCCCCGGCAGCTAGCTGTTAGTCAAACGGAATGGGATCGCCCTTGGGTGCTTTCGCTCCTTCGGGAATCGGAGGTGCCGTCAATCGGTTACGGTCTATGCCATTCTGGTCCTGTTCTACGGACACATACATGGCGCATTCCTGGCCGATGAGGGCGGTAGGTGCAAAGCCGGTTGTCCCATAGGGGACATTGAAGGCGTGTAAGATACGCTTCAACTCGAGCTTGCGGCGGGTCTTCTGCTGTGCTTCCATTTCCTTAGTCGGAAGCATATTGAAGTGAAAGATACCGGCAGCATCCGGCTCATCAGGAAGCTCACAGATCATCTTGAGCATCGGGTTGCCAGCCTTCGACTGGGTTAACTCGGCATTAGACACTCTGACGAGATATTCGCCAGCCGCTACTGCCTCCGGTTCGGATATATCCTCGATGCCGTCTAGCTCGAGGTCACTGAGATTTACTTCAGTCATGAAACTCCTAAGGAATAGGATTGTGCAACGTATGTTGCGTTAGTTGGCGTTGTTCGACTATCGAACATTGCCATATCCTGCTTTGACGAGCAGGCGACCCAAGCCAGACTCGGTTGCGTTGGCAAAGTCGTCAATCGTTACGTCAACCTCATTATCTAAGTCGTGCAATGATCGGCGAACCTTTACGTTATAGCGATCCGGTCTGGTTAGGATTTTATACTTCTCGCCGTCATAGAAAAACTTGAATATGTCGGAGAAAAGCATAGGGATGCGGATCTTGAGCTGGCCGGTTAAGACCAACTCATTGACGATCTTTTTGGTAAGCTCGTCCTGCATCATGGTATCGTGTGCTGTAATGTAGACAAGCCTAGGCAAGGATGTCATCTTACGCACGGTGTTCTCGATGGTGTTGAGCTGTGCTCCCCAATCGTCCATGGCTGGTTGCTGTCCTGTACGGTTGTTAAGCCATAAGACGGCATCCATGACAGCTTTTGATAAGCTGGTTAAGGAGTCAACTGCAATCACATCGTACTTTGCAAAGGTCTCTTCGTCTCGTAGGAGATCGTTGAAATCTTTTACAAAGTTGTCGAATGCTTGTGGCTTCTCACCTGTTGCAGGTGTAGCACGAACATTCTGCTTGGTAGCGAGAGAGCGTGGCGCAATCTCTACTACGTCAGGCAAGTAAAGCATATAGTCAATGTCCGATGCTCCTTTCAGGGAGTTCAGGGCATTGTCCTCAAAGCAGAAGAGGAGCTTTTTGCCTGGCAAAGACCGTAGCTGGGTAGTCTTGCCCGAGCCTGCTGGCCCTATAGCAAGTATACGAAGACGGTCTAGCTGGTACTCTTTAGCACTTGTGGGATTCATTGTGGAATCTCCTTGCTAGCTAGGGGTGACCATTCGCTCTCAACAAATCCCTCAGGTGCATCATCCGATCCGGCCCATTTCTGGATAGATGGATGTGTGCGGCATAGATGCAGATAACTGCATTGGCTATACTTATTGAAGCAGTTGTTAGTCGAGCGTGGAAAAGAGTCGGTCTCCTCGGATTGTGTGAAGGCATTGTGCCAGTAGCGCACATCGGCAAGCCATTCTGCAACCAGCATCTCGTCATAGTAGATCGGAATGCGCTTGAAATGGAATTGCGTCTTGTGAACTAGGCTAGCGTCAACATACACACCGCCGAAGTTTTGATCAGGCAGTTCGCCTTGACTCTGTAGGAAACGGATTGCATACATGTAGCCTTCAACTTGAGAGTTTGGGCTGAAATCCTGTATGAAATCGTTACGGAACCCCGATGTAGTGGAATACAAGGTGCTGGTCTTATGCTCTAATAGCCATATAGTACCAAGCTCATCTTCGATAACCTTGTCTATTCTACCGGAGTAGAAGATCTCTTTGTCGGGGTCGAGAGGTACACAGAACGGCTTCTCAGTCTGTACAAGTTTCCAACGATTCATATGCTCGGCGAGTTCTTTGTAATAATAAAAGAACATCTCCCGTGCTTTTGTTGGTGTACGCGCCTTGAATGCTGTGTATTGGTCTGGGTCAGGGTCGATGGGCCAGCCTGCATCCGTCCATATCTGGTTGAATGCTTGGCTGGCCACCTCGGACATGGCCAAGGCAAACTCATCGGACTGACGTGCTTTGTTCCATGCAGAACTTCTAGTGTTTTGCAGAGACCTCGCCTCGTAGTAGGCTTTGTAAAGCGCGTCTAGTCCTGAGTGCCATGCGGACCCGAAAGTAAAATATACCGGTTCGGGCCCGTCCATGGTCCAATGCCTGACATAACGAAAGTAAGCCTTGCGAGGACACTCGCGGTAGGCTGTTATCGTGGAGTTGTCAAGCGGTTTCATGTCTACTTGACCTTCAAGCCCAGCCCTTCAAGGACTGCTTTGATTTGGTCAGCATCCATGCCGGACAGCAGCTCACGAGCTTTATCGCCAGCCGACTTCTTCGTCCGTACTCCACGCTGATCGAGGCGGAAGTTGGCAATCTTATCACCCGCTTCTTCGGGGCTCATGCCTGCACGAAGCATCTGGCCGATCTTTTGCTGGATGGCAAGTGTTGCGCCACGAGCATACAGCCCGTACACGCAATCCTCGCCGAACTCAGCAATAGCCGCTTCGACTGTATCACCGATATTATAGTCGACCGTGATACCGACTTTTTCCCCGTCTACCGAGGCATTCGTTGTAATCTCAGCCATGTTCCAGTCCTTTCAGTTGGAGATTGGCGTTGAAGAGTGTGCGGGCGGTTGTACTGCCCCACAGGCTCTCCGGGAGAGTTTTGTAAGTCTGTATGAGCGCGTGCTTATGTTGCGGCTCACCCGACTCTGCGACCTCCTTGACTAAGGGATCGCTTCCTCGCCGAAAGATACGATCTTCCAGCGGTTCCGTGACCGGCACATCGCCGATCTCGAACTCTTGAATCTGTATATGCGGATCTTGTGGTACAGGCGGTTCAGGTAGCTGTGCAGCGACTGCTTCGCTGACCTGACGTATATCGTCCTGTCTGTTCGCAAACTGCGGTGCTGGCAGATTAGCGACAAGCGGCCGCTTGAATGTCTCTCCGGTGATCTCGGAGAACCTGGTTGCAACCTCTTCATTGCTACGGAGCGGAATTAAGCCGTCTCGGCGCAGTGAATCCATGCAGGCTTCAAGCACATTTATGAGGATGGCTCCGATACCTCGGTGATCATGGGTTCCGCCAAAGGACTCCATACAATCGTATGCGCTTACAATGGTCTCGATGCGTGCCCGGATAGAATACACTCGGCTCTGCGCCCGCTCGAACTCACGATCCGGGGTGCTCTTGTATTCTTTGCCTTCGGCTTCCCGCTTTGCTTCGTAGCGTTTACGGGCTGCTTCTAGTTGTGTGTCTTTTTGGTATTCTTGCATAGCAAATTTTTCCTCTTTATCTATAGAAATGCAAAAAGTGTACCAGATTTGCTTGGTTATCTATTATTATTTAAGCTACTTAATGTTTCGGAGGTCGATTTCCCCATGCGTCAAGCACGCCTTTCTCGTAAGCATGGATCCATTGAAGCAATTCTCGCTTTGATAGCCTAGGCGAGACGTCTCTAGTCTGTGTGTTTGACTCGAGGCGTCCGCCCCCATATGCCCAGCTTATGCTGAAATCTCGTAATCCGTATGAGTTAAGTCGTGCTACGGCCTCTTCTAGGTCTTGTCTGGATACTTTCATCTTTCCTCCTCTTCATCTTGTAGGATTTTAGTTAATCTGCGGACATAATAGTCGTCCCCAAATTGGTTTGACGCAACGAACAAGCTATCGGCAACTTGTGCGCGTGCTGAAGGCTGCGTGCTCTCGAAAGTTAACGGCTGCTTATCTATCTTGCCTCCTTTCTCTAAGTATTCACGCACGGCTGTGCGCACCTCGTCTTCGGTTAGCTCATCAGCCTTGCCCCGCTTCTGCTTTATGTGTATCATAGAGGTAAATGCACGTTGCTTTTCATTGGGCTTTTGCGGGTTGCTGTTTGCATGAGAGCAGCCGGGACTACAGTATTTGCGGTCCTTCCTGCCACTTGAGGCTAGGAATGTAGCTCCGCAATTCTTGCAGGCGAGTGCTTCAATTTTTCTGGGCATAGTAGTCTGCTATGTCTGATTGTACAGATTCGGCTAGCCTTTGCCAGTATTTGCCTATATCCTTATTCTCAGATTGCTCGATGGTTAGCAAGATATTGGATTCGGTTACCCAGCTTGCATATGCTGCGTAGAGCAGCACAGCTAGGTTATCTTTCGGCTCGGGCTTCATCTTGCATCTCTTTTGGTGTAGGTGCATACATGAACCAGTCATTTGCCCATGCCTCGTTATCATCATCGTATAGATCCCAGAGTTTATTCTCGATGTCGGTTATGGTAAGCGGATCCGGGATATCCTCTTCATTTGGCCATAACTGATCTAGCTGATCACGGTATGCTTCGGCCGCCGTAACACTCATATGCGAGAAGTTTACTCGGTTGAGTGCCGGTGCGTCATCTTCGTCCGTGTCAAGGCCGGATAATAGCCATGAATCGTAGTTGAGTATAGACATTAGTCCTTCTTTAGGGTTTGGAGCAATCGTGAAATCTCGTTTGGGGTCATCGAGCCGAGTAGATTGCTAAGTGTGTTTTGTTTTTTGCCTGGAACCTGTGGCATTGATGTAGGGTATGTGCGTGGTGGGTTGTCCTCGAAGTGCTTGATGATGAGCCGTTCATACTCAAGGCAGAGCGGCTCAAGCCGTTTAAGCATTTCGTTTACGAAGACATCATGGGACAATGCGCCATCATATCCCTGCCCAATTTCTGTACCGGGCAGGGAGTTGTCAAAGCGTATGTCAGCCCGCAAACGGCTTGCAAGCTGGCGGCACTGCTGTAGTAGCGTTCGCCGCCATATGATTTTCATGGCCATGTTCGGTGTCTTTCTGCTATGTGCTCCCAGCCGTCATATTCGACTATCTGCCAGTCAACATCGTCCGGAATTGAGACGATCTCAAGGGATGCGTGCTCGCCATCGGCTCTCTCACCTAGCTCTTTGATACATTGTACCAGGTGCTTGTCACTGCGGGCTCTCCAACTACCGCTTGAGTATATTAAATCAATGTAAGATGGCATGAGTGCGTCCTGCTTTAGGAGCCATTCTTTGGCTTCTTGGGACAGCGAGTAGCCGCCCCAACATCTATTGATTACTATTTCTTGCATTGTAGTCCTCTACAAGTTGGGTTGCCTCCTCGCGGCTAATCACACGAGGAGCATGGTACTTGTCGATTACGTATCCGGAACCGAGCAAGTAGTATAGCCACATTGCTTTGCTGTGGCTTGTTAGATGCTGCCTTCGGTCTAGTAGCCGGAAGGCGGCGGCTCTAATGCTATTTTCCATCATGCTTTCTGTAGGTGGCGGG